GTAAAGCACCTGAAGATAGAGTCGGTGGAGGACGCGGAAGAGACCCCGGTTTTGGTACAGCACCAGCACAAAAAAGAAAAATGAAAACTGTTACTCTTCAAGCTTGGAAAGATATGAGTCCTGCACAAAGAGTAGCAGCAGGTTTACCTAAAACACAAGCAGAAGCTTTAAGGCTTAGTGGTGCAGGTACTATTGGTTCTTCTATGTATGCAAATATGTGGAAAGCAAACAGGGGTGGTTTAGCTAAAAAGAAACCTGTTGCTAAAATGAACAAAGGTGGAATGGCTAAGAAATCTGGTTATATGTACGGTGGTTCTGTAACTAAGAAAAAGCCTATGAACAAAGGTGGTATGGCTAGAAAGAAGTAGCCCTTGACACACTTAATCTTCCCTGCTACTATTACGGTGGGGATGATATTTTAATCCTGCATAGCGGGGTTGCAATTATAGCTGTAGTTATTTAAGCTTGAACATGGTATAACTGTCCTTGTGGTTAGACATAAGGAGAGATACCATGTTCAAGAAATTTATCAAAACAATACAAAAAGCACAAGAACGAAGAGTAGCATACTGGCAGCTACAACATATGTCAGACAGTGCTTTAAAAGACATAGGAATAACTCGTGGCGAGATCAAAAGCAAGCTCCAAAATAAAGAAAACTTCTAAAGTAAATGAGGCAGGTAATTATACTAAACCTGCTCTGCGTAAGCGTCTTTTTGCAAGGATTAAAGCTGGAAGCAAAGGGGGTGCGGCAGGTCAATGGTCCGCCCGTAAAGCACAGATGCTTGCAAAAGCTTACAAAGAAGCTGGTGGAGGATATAGGTCATGAAAGGTGTTAAACATTATTTACGTGACGGAACAGTATGGTCTGGCAAAACACATAAACACAAAGATGGAACAGTAATGACAGGGGCTAGAATGTCTAAGTCTTCTAAAAAATTGTTCCATCTAAAAGACCTAAGTAAGACTGCTCAAGCAAAAGCAAAGAAACCCATGAAGATGAATACGGGTGGATTAGCTGCAAGTCAAAAAAGCCTTAAGTCTTGGACTAAGCAGGATTGGAGAACTAAGAGTGGCAAACCTTCTACGCAAGGCCCAAAGGCTACAGGAGAGCGTTACTTGCCAGCTAGTGCTATTAAGGCTATGGGTGCTGGGACGTATGCGGCATCTTCAGCAAAGAAAAGAGCGGATACAGCAAAAGGTAAGCAGTTTTCTAAGCAACCTAAGAAAGCGGCTAAGGCTGCGAAACCATACAGAAAGATGACATGAAAAAACTTACAGAAAAACAGCAGAAGTTTATAGATGTTTTATTTGAGGAAGCTAAGGGTAATCCTGTAGAGGCTAAACGTCTTGCTGGTTATGCAGATTCTGTATCTTCTACAACCATTACAGGTGTTCTTCAGGATGAAATCTATGAAGCTACTAAACGTTACATTGCTTCTTCTGGTACACGTGTTGCATATGGTATGATGGAAGTATTTAATGATCCTACACAGCTAGGCAATAAAGAAAAGATAGCAGTAGCTAAGGACTTTCTAGATCGTGCAGGATTTGTAAAAACAGACAAGATAGAAGTAAAGGCTGAAAGTCCTTTATTTATTTTACCAGCTAAAAATGAAAACTAATAAGACTTGGAGGCTACCTCCACCAGAGAAACTAAGTAGTGGCCTTCAATGGTTTCCTGTCGTCCGTGTAGGCAGGGTAGTGCCTTTTGGTTACGAGCAAGACCCTAATGATGAAGACATACTACTACCTCTGACTGAGGAACTAGAAACACTGGAACTAGCAAAGAAACATCTTAAGCAATATAGCTACAGGGATGTTGCAATTTGGTTAAGCGAACAAACCGGCAGATCAATCTCTCATGTCGGACTAATGAAAAGAGTAAAACTTGAGCGAAAACGTAAGACAGACGCTGAAAATGCACGGTACTACGCCCAGCGCTACAAAGAAGCGGAAGCAAAAGCGAGGCGTCTTGAAGAAGAAAGATTCGGTTCAATTAGAAAAGAAACCGAAAACAGTTCCAGCGACAGTACTGCCAGAGCCGATTGAAATAGAAAAGGCTCAAGAAGTTATCTTTGAGGCTAATCCCGGCCCTCAGACAGATTTTCTTTCAGCTTCAGAACAAGAGGTTTTATATGGAGGAGCAGCAGGTGGGGGTAAGTCTTTTGCTATGTTGGCTGATCCTGTTAGGTATTTTAACAATCCTCTGTCTAATAAACTTTTAGTCCGCAGAAGTACAGAGGAACTAAGAGAACTTATATCTGTTTCAAAGCAATTATATCCCAGAGCAATTCCGGGAATTAAGTTTTTAGAAAGAGAAAAGACTTGGATAGCTCCTTCTGGTGCATCACTTTGGTTGAGTTATTTAGATAGGGATGATGATGTTTCTAGGTATCAAGGACAAGCTTTTAATTGGATTGGTTTTGACGAACTTACCCAATGGCCTACACCTTTTGCTTGGAATTATATGAGGTCACGACTACGTACTACTAAGAACAGTGGACTTGATCTTTATCAAAGGGGAACTACAAATCCCGGAGGAGCAGGTCATCAATGGGTTAAGAAAACTTTTGTAGACCCTGCACCGCATAATACTAGCTTTGACGCCACTGATCCAGAAACACAAGAAGTTATAGCTTGGCCTAAAGGACACTCAAGAGAAGGTGAACCTTTATTTAAACGTAGGTTTATTCCTGCTACTTTGTTTGATAACCCCTACCTTGCTGACGATGGTATGTATGAAGCTAATCTGCTGTCTCTACCTGAGCATCAACGTAAGCAACTGCTTGAAGGTAACTGGGATGTAAATGAGGGTGCTGCTTTTCCTGAGTGGAACCGTAACGTACACGTAGTAGAGCCTTATGAGATACCTAGTAGTTGGGCAAAGTTTAGAGCGTGTGACTATGGTTATGGTTCTTACACAGGAGTAGTCTGGTTTGCTGTAGCACCTGACGAACAGCTTGTAGTCTACAGAGAAATGTACTGCTCAAAGGTCATAGCTACTGACCTAGCTGATATGATTTTAGAAGTAGAAGAAGGTGAAAAGATTCGGTATGGAGTTTTGGACTCTTCTTTGTGGCATAATCGTGGTGATACTGGCCCATCTCTTGCTGAACAGATGATTATGAAGGGTTGTAGATGGAGACCTTCTGATAGGTCCAGAGGCTCTAGGGTAGCAGGTAAAAACGAACTACACAGACGTTTACAAGTAGATGACTTTACGGAAGAACCTAGATTAGTATTTTTTGAAACTTGTACCAACACTATCAGTCAAATACCTGCATTACCCTTAGACAAGAACAACCCTGAAGATGTGGACACACACGCAGAAGACCACTTGTACGATGCACTACGTTACGGTATAATGACAAGACCTAGAAGCAGTCTGTTTGATTTTGACCCTTCTACACAAAACTCTGGGTTTCAAGCAGCAGACCCTACATTCGGATATTAAGGAAATATTATGGAAGAAGACTATATTGAGAACTCTATGGAATCAGAGCAATCTTCAGCTATTGAGGATGTAAAAGAGTCTGCGTATAACGACCCTAAGTCTGGTAATATTTATAATTACGTTCGTGAAAAATATAGTAAAGCTTCTGATGCAAGAGAAACAGAAGAAAATCGTTGGCTAAAGTCTTATCAAAACTATAGGGGTATTTATGGACCTGATGTACAATTCACTTCTACGGAAAAGTCTCAGGTATTTATTAAGGTTACTAAGACAAAAGTTCTTGCCGCATATGGACAGATTGTAGAAGTACTCTTTGGAAATCATCGTTTTCCTATTAGTGTTGATCCTACTACTTTGCCTGAAGGTGTAGAAGAAGCAGTACACTTTGAGGCTGATGATAAACTTAAAAAAGCACAAGAAGCTTCTCCTGAAGATATGAAACTAAAACCGGGCGAAACCACACCTCAATTTAAAGAACGTCTTGCAGGGCTACAAAGTACACTTGCCCCTGTAATGGATAATTTAAAAGAAGGTCCAGGAAAAACTGCCACTGCTATTACTTTTCATCCTGCAATGGTTGCAGCTAAAAAGATGGAAAAGAAAATACACGATCAGCTAGAAGAGTCTAACGCCAATAAACAATTACGTGTAGCTGCATTTGAAGCTGCTTTGTTTGGTACTGGTGTTATGAAAGGTCCGTTTGCGGTAGATAAAGAATACCCTAATTGGTTAGACTCAGGTGAATATTCCCCTACTATAAAAACAGTACCATATACAGCTAGTGTATCTCTTTGGAATTTTTATCCTGATCCTGATGCATCTAATATGGATGAAGCTGAGTATGTAATAGAACGTCACAAAATGTCTCGTAGTAAGATTCGTGGACTAAAACAACGTCCTTTCTTTAGAAAAAATGCTATTGATACTGCTATCTCTTATGGAGAAAACTACGTAAAAGAGTGGTGGGAACAGGCAATGGAGGATGACGCCCAAGAGTCAAAAGCAGAACGCTTTGAGGTTCTTGAGTTTTGGGGTATGATTGACACTGAGATGTTAGAGAATCATGACATTGATGTACCAAAAGAAATGAAGGATTTAGATCAAGTTAGTGTAAACATCTGGACCTGTAATAATCAAGTATTGCGATTAGTTATGAATCCATTTACTCCTTCTACTATTCCCTACTACGCTGTTCCTTATGAGCTAAACCCTTACAGTCTGTTTGGTGTAGGTATTGCTGAAAACATGGATGATACACAGACATTGATGAATGGCTTTATGCGTATGGCTGTGGACAATGCTGCACTCTCAGGCAATATGGTAATAGAAGTAGATGAAACTAACTTAGTTCCGGGACAAGATTTAAGTGTATATCCCGGAAAAGTCTTTAGACGTCAAGGCGGTGCGCCGGGACAAGCTATTTTTGGCACTAAGTTCCCCAACGTATCTAACGAAAACATGCAGATGTTTGACAAGGCCAGAGTTCTAGCTGATGAATCTACGGGTTTTCCTAGCTTCGCTCATGGTCAGACAGGAGTTCAAGGTGTCGGACGTACAGCTTCTGGCATTAGTATGCTCATGTCTGCTGCTAATGGTTCTATACGGAATGTAGTTAAGAATGTAGATGATTATCTCCTAGGTCCACTAGGTAAAGCATTCTTTAGTTTTAATATGCAGTTTAACTTTGATGAAGATATCAAAGGTGATCTTGAAATTAAAGCACGTGGTACTGAAAGCCTGATGGCTAACGAAGTACGTAGTCAACGTTTAATGCAATTCCTTGGTGTGGTACAGAATCCTGTACTAGCTCCTTTTGCTAAGATGGATTACATCATACGTGAGATTGCTAAGTCTATGGACCTTGATCCTGACAAGCTGGTTAATAACATGGGTGATGCTGCAGTACAGGCTGAGATGCTTAAAAAGTTTCAAGCAGAAAACCCAGAGCCACCTAAACCACAAGCAGCACCACAGGGAGGTCCACAGAAGCCACCAGCGGGGGCACAGGTACAAGACACCCAAGGCAGCGGTGGGGGTACTATAGGAACAGGCTCGGTGCCTACACCGGGAGAACAGGGCTTCTCAGCTAATAAAGGACCAATGCAGTGAGTTTAAAACTACTGGTAAACAACAAAGAAGCATGGGATGCTTTTGAAGCAGAACTAGATGAACGTATTCAGGCAAGTTACAAAATGTTTTCTCAGTCAGATGAAGAGCATGTAATGTATAGGCTGCAAGGTCAGGTACATGCCTTGAATGCACTAAAGCAACTTAGACTAAAGGTTAATGCTAATGGCTAAGGATACAGTAGAAGAGCAAACACAAAAAGCTTTTGCACCTAAGTCTGCTGCTGACTTGTACAGAGAACAACAGACAACTACTGGTAGGCAAAAAGGTACAGGTGTAGGAGATTTAATAGTAGAAGGTGTTTCTGATACTGTAAGCGCAATTAGAGAAGACCCTAAAGGCGCAGCTATGGGTGTTGTTACAGGTTTAAAAGATGAGTTTAACGAGTTTCGTAGTGACCCAAAAGAATATGTTAAAGACGCAGTTGAGGGTGCAGTTACTGGCACTGTAAATTTTCTTACAAAAAATGAAGAAGACCGTCTACTAGAAAAGTTTGGTAAAACGTTTAAAGAAGCTACCAATGAGCAAGTTACAGAAATAAGAAAAGATACTTTGTCAGATGCTATGATTGCTGCAGGGGTAATTCCCGGAGTTGGTCAAGCTGGTAAAATAACAGGTAAAGCTTTGTATAAAGCTACTGGCCCCGGAGGTGCATTTGAGTATGATCCAACTCAACTCAATATGTTTATTGGGCCTAATGCTAAAAACCCACCTACAGAAAATTTAAAAGAAGCTTTTGAAGCAGACGGGTTTGATATGACTGGTTATGATACAGTACCTATAGAAACTCTACTAAGAATCGTTGACGGTGATCTTTTTCGTCAAAAAAAAGACCCTACTTATCAACTACGCTTACCTAATACTCTAAAAGCTTTAGGAGAAAACGGTTGGTTTAAAGGTACAGACAAAAAGTGGAAGTTTGAGATTTCAGATAAGTCTGCTACATTTGGCGATAACCGTGAAATTGAACTAA